GGGCAACGTTGGACATTTACAGTTTCTTATCCTCTTAAAACACGATCAGACTTTGCACCAATACAAGCCTTTATAATAAGACAACGCTCACAAAAAGAAGATTTCACTATAACCTTCCCCAGCTATTTAAACGCACAGGGTAGTGAAACAGGAACAGTTTTAGTTAATGGAGTTCATAGTGCTGGCGATACAACGATTGCTGTTGATGGTCATGCTGGAGATACTGCTGGTAGTTTTAAGGCTGGAGATCTTATAAAGTTTGCTGGTCATTCAAAAGTTTATATGATTGTTTCTGATGTTACGCCTAGTTCTAATGCGTCAACATTAACTATAGAACCACCACTAACTAATGCACTAGCAGATGATGAAGGTGTAACTTATGATAGTGTACCTTTCACAGTTCATTTGAATAGTGATCTTCAAGAGTTCCAAACGAACCAAGTTGATAGTTCTGGAAATTTATTATTTAGTTTTGAATTTGATGTTATTGAGAGTATCTAATGGCAAGAGGATTAACAAGTGCTGTCAAAACAGAATTAGCTACAGGAAACGTTAGACCAATTCTTTTAGTCTATATAGGATTTGCAACACCAGTATATTTAACGAATTGTAGTTTTGATTTAGTATCAAGTGTTTCTGGTAGTTCACAAACATATACAGCTTCTGGACATTTAAGAGGAATAACAAATGTAAGTGAAAGTAATCAACCAACAAAAAATACTCTAGCATTATCTTTATCTGCTGTAGATCAAACTTATGTTGCTGTAGCCCTTAATGAAAACATAATTAACAAAGAAGTAAAAATTTGGCGTGGCTATTTAGATACTTCTAATTCATTAATTGCTGATCCATTTTTATTATATTACGGAACAGTAGATGATTTTAAAATCAACGACACAACAGATACAGCAAGTATAGTTTTAACAATTACATCACATTGGGGTCAATTTGAAAAACATAGTGGTAGACAAACTTCTAATAATTCGCAACAACGATTTTTTAGTGGAGATTTAGGAATGGAATTTACAGCATTAACAGTAAGAGATATTAAATGGGGAAGAACATGAGTAGTTGTAATTTTTATCAAGCAGAAAAAAAAGATGTTGAAGAAATTTATTCTTTATTAAAACAATTTAAATCAGATTTAATTGATTTAGATTACCCAGATATAAATGAAACAAAAGTTCGTAGTTTTATTAATTTAATGTTGCAAAGAGGAAAAATAATTTGTGTTAAAAATTTAGATACAAATAAATTAATTGGTGTTTGTATATTTTGTAAATCAAATTATTGGTGGAGTGATCAAGAAACAATGATTATTCAATTAATATATGTTGTTAAAGAATTTCGTAATTATAAATTAATGAAACAATTAATTGATAGTGTTAAGCAAGTGTCAAATAATAATCCTATTTTATTATCTATAACATCAAAATTAGAAGCAGATAAATTATTTGAAAAATTAGGTTTTGAAAATATGGGTTCTAACTGGAGATTAAAATAAATGTGTGGTTGGAATCCTATTGAAACCATTACAGATATTGTAGAGGATATTGTTGATGTTATTGTTGATATTGTTGAAAATGTTATTTCATGGTTAATAGATATTCCAGAAATTCCAGATTATGGTGACTTAAATCAAGATGCAATAGCAAAAGGTGTTTTAGTTAATAAAATATCCGCCAACGCCACAATACCAATAATTTATGGAACAAGAAAAGTAGGTGGCATTGTTTCTTTTTTAGAAACATCTGGGACAGATAACCAATATTTATATATGGCTTTAGTTTTAGGCGAAGGAGAAATAAATGATATTACATCTATATTCGTTAATGATAATGAAGTGACATGGTCTGGAGATTTAGCGGACAATACGCAAGTCACAGTAAATGCTAGTGACTCAAATTATTATAAAGCACCAGACCCAGATTCTTCCGCAGAAAGTTTAATTACAGTTGAACCACACTTTGGTTCTGATAGTCAAACAGCATCAAGTCTTTTATCTACGTTATCATCTTGGGGTTCTAATCATAGACTTAGAGGTTTAGCATATCTTGCTTTACGTTTTAAATGGAACTCTGACGCTTTTGGTTCTATTCCTACAATCAATGCAGTTGTTAAAGGTAAAAAAGTTTATAATCCAAATTTGGATAGTACAAAAACAGGTGGTTCTGGAACTCATAGAGAAGATGATAGTTCTACTTGGGAATATTCAGATAATCCAGTTTACCAATTATTAGATTATTTACGCAATACTAGATTTGGAATGGGAATAGCCAATAGTTATTTTGATTCTAATTTTGCTGAATGGCAAACTGCTGGTGATGTTTGTGACACAGATATAACGCCTTATTCTGGTGATTTGGTGGAACAGATAAATTTAATGGATAGCAATATTGTTGTAGATACATCTAAAAAAGCTATTGATAACGTCAAAGAATTTTTAAAAGGTTGTAGAGGTATTTTAAATTATACTGCTGGAGCATATAAAGTTTTAGTTGAAACAACTGGCTCTGCCGCAATAAATTTAACCGAAGATAATATCATAGGTGGAATACAAATATCATCTAAAAATAAAAACTCACGATATAATAGAGTGATCGTTTCATTTATTAATCCAGATAAAAATTATCAATCAGACGAAGTTCAATTTCCACCAGTAGATGAAACAGGTTTAGCTAGTGCAGATCAACACTCAAATCTTTTAAGCGAAGATGGGGGGATTTTATTAGAAGGTCGTTTTGATTTTTCTATGATAACTAATCCTTATCAAGCCCAAGAAATGGCTGAAATTATTTTGCGTAGATCAAGATCAAGTTTAGATGTTTCAATCACAGCAGACGGAACAGCCACCGATTTACAAATAGGCGATATCGTAAACATCACTCACGCTACTCCAAGTTTTTCTGCAAAACCTTTTAGAGTTCAAGCTATGAGTATTAATGCTAATTCAACAGTTCAATTAACTTTATCAGAACATCAAGACAGTTATTATACATTTGGAACACAGCAAGAAGTTGCCACAATACCAGATACAACGTTGCCAAATCCTTTTAGTATTCAACCGCCAGCGAGTGTAACATTAGATGATAGTTTAATCTCATACAATGATGGAACAGTTATCGTTGCTATGGATATTTCTATTGGTGCTAGTACAGATTCTTTTGTTAAAGAATATCAAGTAGAATATAAATTAACGAGTGACACAAATTTTATTGTTCATTCAAAAGGTACAGTTCAATTAAACCATAGAGTTCTAAACGTTATAAGTGGAGAAAATTATACTGTAAGAGTTAAAGCAGTAAACTCATTAGGCGTAGAATCTACTTATGTCACAGCAACTAGAGATATTGTTGGAGAGATAGCACCACCAAGTGATGTAGAAGATTTTGCAATTAATATTGTAGGGAGTGATGCACATTTAAGCTGGAAGTCTATACCAGACGCAGATTTGAACTATTATGTCTTAAACTATTCAAGCGATACCGTTAATCCAGAATGGCAAAACTCTTTTCCTATTGTGACAAGAATATCAAGACCAGCTACGTCAATCACAGTTCCAGCAAGGGTTGGTTCTTATCTAATTAAAGCAGTAGATAAATTAGGAAACTTATCATCTAATGAAGCTATTATAAAAACAGATATTATCGCAATAGGTAATTTTAATAATGTTGCAAACGCAGTTGAAAATCCAGACTTTACAGGTACTAAGTCTAACGTTGTTGCAGTAGACAACGCATTAGAACTAGACACGATAGAACAATTTGATGACAACACTACCGATAACTTTGATGACATTACGACTAGACTTTTTGATGGTGGAACTACAAATAGCAATGTATTCGCAACAGGCACTTATGAGTTTGCAAATATCATTGACTTAGGTTCAGTACAAACAACTAGATTAACAGCAAACATAACACAGACTACTGATGATAGAGATAGACTCTTTGATAACGTTGCTGGATTATTTGATGATCAAGCGTCTAACTTTGATGGAGATACTTCCGTTAATGCACAATCACATTTAGAAATAGCTACAAGTGATGATAATGTCACTTTCTCTAGTTTCAGAAACTTTAACATAGGCGATTATACAGCTAGGTATTTTAAATTTAGATTAATTTTAGAAAGTTTAAATAATGCGGCAACGCCTGTTGTATCAGTTCTTAATGTAGCATCAGATATGATAGATCGTATTATTTCTGGAAATGATATTGTTTCAAGCGTATCTGGAACAACAATAACATTTAGTCCAGTATTTAAAACAACTCCAGCAATAGGTATTTCTGCTCAAGGCTTGGCAACTGGTGATTTTTATGAGATAACAGGTAAATCAGAAACTTCTTTTAATATAGTATTTAAAAATTCTAGTAATAGTGCTATATCAAAGACATTTGATTATTTAGCAAAAGGATATTAAAAGGTAGATATGGCTCAACATGACATGAACATTGCAAACCAAGGTTTCCCAGCCTTCCGTTCTGATTTAAACAATGCACTTACTGCTATAAATTCTTTTCAATCTGGAACATCAAGACCTAGTGGTGCAGTATCTGGCACTATCTGGTTAGATACAACTTCCGCAACAACACCAACTTTAAAATATTATGATGGTGCAGATGATATTTCCCTAGCAACTTTAGATCATACAGCGAATACAGTTAACTGGTTAGACAGCACAGTTTCTTTTGATATTGTTGGAGATACAACTCCGCAACTAGGTGGCGATTTAGATGTAAATGGAAATGCTTTTGTTTCTACATCAAATGGCAATATTACCTTTACACCAAACGGAACAGGTAAAATTGTTTTTAATGATCTTGCGTATTATCCAGAAGTAGCAATAACATCATCATCAAACGCAGTCGCTTGGGATAGTCAAGCCGCACCAAACGCAAAACATACAACAACAGAAAATACAACTTTCTCTGCTCCAAGTAATGCTCAAACAGGTGCATTTATAGCATTAAATATTCAATATGGCGGAACACATACTATAGCATGGAATACAGTCTTTGAGTTTGCGGCAAGTACCGCACCAACTGCTACATCAACAAGTGGCAAATCAGATCAATTTGTTTTTCGTTATAACGGAACTGTTTGGCAAGAGGTCGGCAGATCATTAAATATGTCAGCTACATAGGATTAAAATGTTTGCATTAGTAGAAAGTGGTTCAGTAACAAAATTCTTCAAAGGAAATAAAGGTGTTACTATTGGCGATACACAATATCCAAAACAAATTTTTTCATGGTCTAATGAAGAACTACAAGCTATCCGCATTTATCCTGTTAGAGTAGATACAACTAATAAAAAAGATGAAGCATGGTATATTAATACAAATATAACTTATGCAGTTGATGGTGATGAAGTTGTAGGTACTTATGGTACTGCTACAGCTAAAGAAATAGAAGATAGAAACGCAACTGATGAAGATGGCGTTGAACTAGACCCTGTTGTTGTTATTAAAGGATTAAAAACAATTAAAAAAGAAATGATAGATCAACAATGTGCTGGTATTTTACAGCCAAGTGATTGGCGAGTTATTAAAGCAAAAGAAACTTCAACAACAATGGATAGTGGTTGGAAAACATATAGAGCTAGTGTCAGAACAAAATGTAATTCTATGCAAACACAAATAGATGATGCGTCAAACGTTGAAGAACTCAAAGCATTATTTGAATATACAAACACAGGCACAGAAGCAAATCCAGTATATACAAGACCACTAGGCGAATTTCCAATAAAGGCTGATTAATGCCTTTCCCAGTATTAGGTTCTAATTCTGCTGTAGCTGGATATGAAATAGATAATTCATTTAGATTTGATGATGCTAGTGGTTCTTTTTTACAAAGAACAAACGGAGCTAACACAGGCGAATATAACGCTACTTTATCTTTTTGGTTTAAATTAGGAAATATTAAAACAGCTAATAATGGCGGCACTATATTTTGTGAAGGCAATACAGTTGGAGATCATGTTATGCAGTTATATGCACAAAAAATTTATTTAGGTTCTGAAAATTTTAATATAATGTTTCCTAATTTAATTAGAGACCCTAGTGCATGGTATCATTTATTTGTAGCTTATGATTCTACTCAAGGAACAGCCGCTAATAGAGTCAAACCTTATTTGAATGGAGTATTACTTGAAAATCCTACTACCTTTACAACATACCCAGACCAAAATGAAAATTTAAACTTAACTAAAAATGGAACAACAACAAGAATTGGTGGCAGAGGAAATTCTGGAGATGAATCTTTTGATGGTTATTTAGCTGAGTTTCATTATTTAGATGGCACGACAAAAGCATACACAGATTTTGGTGAGTTTAATGACAACGGAGTTTGGATTCCAAAAAAATATACAGGGGGCTCATACGGAAATAATGGTTTCTTTTTAGAGTTTAAACAAACAGGTGGAGCCGCTGATGAAACTGGATTAGGTGCGGATACTAGCGGAGAAGGGCATCATTTTTCTGGAGATAATGTTGTTGGTGCAACAGATGTTACAACAGATACACCTACGAACAATTTCTGTACTTTTAATCCTTTAGATAACGCTGTTTTAACTTTATCAGAGGGTAATACAAAAGCTACTCATTCAACTAGTAGTGGCGGTGAAGAAAATAGGGGTACAATGGGATTTGCTAATGGAAAATGGTATTGGGAGTTTCAAATTGGTTATGTAGTGCCTACGAGTAGAGTTCAACCTTTTGGTGTTGGCCTACTTACAAATACAGGAAGAAATCCTTTAGAGTCAGATTTAAAAGCTACAGAGGCATATACTGTGCATTGGTATACTGATACTTCTAATAATTTTGTAATAGAAAAAGTATTTAATTCTGGAACAAATGTAACAGCAAGTGAAAGCTATCCAGATAATGGAGATATAGTACAATTTGCCGTAGATGCTGATGCAGGGAAAGTTTGGGTTGGAAAAAACAATACTTGGTTAGATGATGCTAGTGGCAATGTAGGAGACCCTGCAAATGGAAATTATCCTATTCACACTTACACAGTAGTAGAAGGAAATTTTATTTTTCCTGCAATAGTAAATGTGGGAAGTCAAGGTCTAACAATATTATTAAATACAGGTAATCCATCTTTTGCCATATCAAGCGGTAATGCAGACGCTAACGGATATGGTAACTTTGAACACGCACCACCTAGTGGATTTTATTCAATATGTTCTAAAAACCTAGCGGAGTACGGATAATGGCTTATACAACAATAGATGACCCATCAGCATATTTTCATACACAACTTTATTCTGGCGATGGTGGAGGTTCAAATGCTATTACAAATGATGCTAATGCTGGAGATTTTAAACCAGATTGGTTATGGATAAAAGAAAGAACAGCAGATTCATCAAATACATTAGTTGATTCTACTAGAGGTGCGGGTAACATACTTTTATCAGATAATACAAATGCTGAAGCTTCAGCTCCAGCTGTATCGTCACTTAATACAGATGGTTTTACTTTAGGCAGTGATGGTAAAACAAATGAAGTTAATCAAACCTATGTAGCATGGCAATGGAAAGCTAATGGTGGAACGACAGCAAGCAATACAGATGGCTCTATAACTTCTACAGTACAAGCTAATACAACTGCTGGATTTAGTGTGGTTACTTGGACTTCTAATGGAAGTGCAGGACAAACTATAGGACATGGATTAGGTGTAGCACCTGATATGGTAATATTAAAAAATAGAAGTGCTGTTGAAGCATGGCAGGTTTATCATCAAAGCATTGGTGCAGGTAAGTTTTTAATGCTTGATCGTACAAATGCAGAAGCAGCTAATACAAATATTTGGTCTAATACTTCACCAACATCAACTTTATTTTATGTAGGTGCAAACACATTTTCTTCTAATAGTGATGAAATAGTTATGTACTGCTTCGCAGAAAAACAAGGCTACAGTAAATTTGGTAGCTACACAGGTAATGGTAATGCAGATGGGCCATTTATCTATACTGGCTTTAAACCTGCTTGGGTTATGTTTAAAAAAACAAGTGGTGCTGATGGCTGGGGTATCTTTGATAATAAAAGAGGATATCAAAACGCAACAAATCCATTAGACGCTTATTTACAACCAAATAATAGTAACGCAGAGTCTGGAGAATCAGACTCAATAGACTTTTTAAGTAATGGTTTTAAATGGCGTATATCTTCTGGTTTTAGAAATGAATCTGGGTCAACATTTATATACATGGCCTTCGCAGAATCACCTCTGGTTGGATCAGATGGGACTCCGACCACAGCTCGCTAAATGGCAAGTATATCTGATAAAACAGAAATAGGATTACCCCTTAAAAATTTAATAGGGTTATTAGGTGTAACAGCAACTGCAGTTTGGGCATATTTTGGTGTTATAGAAAGATTAAATAACATAGAAACAAGAGCAACTTTATTTGAAGCAGATCTACTAAAAGCCGCAGATCAAAAACCTATAGATCAAGAGCAATATATGTTGCTAGAGTTTACCTCTGCACAGCTTGAAAAAGTAACAACAGAAATGGAATCTATGATGAACAACAGAGTGAATATAGATTTTTTAAAAAAACAAGTAGATAAATTACAAAAAGACGTTGAGGAATTAAAAGATAAGGTAAGACAAAATGGTAGTCATTAAAACAATCGTAGCTTTGTGTATGTTTGTTAATGGGAATCTTGACGGACATATGATGACTGAAAATGTAAGTGATTGTCTAAAATTAAAAAGAGAAGCAGAAAGAAATTTAGCAGATAATAGAAAAAGCGTTATTCGTTTTGAGTGTGGTTTTGTAGAAGCAGAACTAGAGCCAGATATGGAAGGTAATTTAAAAATTAAAAAGATACTTCGTGCCAAAGAGTGAAATAAAAATTCGTGATAAAGTAAAGAAGCGAACAAGCATAGGTAGTTCTTCACGCTCCAAGCCAAAAAACAAACATAAATTGCGTAATTGGAAAAAATACAATAGACAAGGTTAGATGTGGTCTATTTATACAGTTGTTTGTGTTCTTAATTTAACGATTAATCCATTTTGTTCTGTAAATGGTCAATTACCTATAAATTTTACAAATTTTGAAACTTGTGATAAAGCTGTTGACAGTATTGTGCTAGAATTAAATGAACAACTAAAAGAAAGAAATATATCTTTAG